CACCCTACGATATTGGATCTAACCTATACGGAAGGAAAGGTAATATGCACAAATCATTCGACCACGATATTTTTGCTGCCGATTGTTCTCGCTTTAGTGGTCCTCAACTCATATCTTATAATTCATCTCAACTAGTCAAAAATCGCTTCCAAGGATGGGAAGCGGGAGAGTTTGATCTTACATATACGATGAGATCTATAGGTGAATATATGAGAGAACAGAAAGATCGCAAGGAACTTGTATTGATGAATTATGAGAAAACTGTGGAGAATTTGGAAGTTTAGTCTAGGAAGTTTTTCTGATGAAAAAACACAGAGATATGATAATGCTGTTGCTATTTTTCGTAGCATTATATTCCTTACTTATTTGGCGACTAATTGTTTTATTATTGCAGGAGTGATTCGACATTGGAACTAAAAGACTGGTTAAATTCTATCAACTTCAATAAGGAAGATCTTAGAGAACATATTAGTTCTTATCCTCCTTATATTGTAAATCGTTGTCTATCAGGTCATTTAGACTGCGTGCTTTTTGCTAATGAAATGAATAAGTATAACTTTCTTGATAAAGATATGCAATATTCTTTCTTACTAAATACTTTGAGGAAAAAGAAGAGGTTCTCTCCCTGGCTCCGCAAAGAAAAAGTCACAGACCTAGAATGTGTCAAACAATACTATGGTTATAGTAATGAAAAAGCATCTCAAGCTCTGAAGATTCTTACCCCAGAACAAATTAACTTTATTAAACAACGACTTGATATTGGAGGAATGAAATGACCGTAGAACCCACTGTTGACTGGTCACAAGATCAAATGATTGAGGTTGTCCTCAATGAACCAGATGACTTTCTAAAGGTCCGTGAAACACTGACGCGCATTGGTGTTGCTTCTAGGAAGGAAAAGAAACTCTATCAGAGTTGTCACATCTTGCACAAGCAAGGACGATATTTTATCGTCCATTTCAAAGAGTTGTTTGCACTGGATGGAAAGCATGCTAACCTTACAATTAATGATGTTCAGCGACGTAATCGCATTACTCGCCTTCTTGCTGATTGGGGACTAATCAGTGTAGTTAAAGAAGAATCGGTCTCTGACATTGCACCGCTAAATCAGATCAAAGTTCTTGCTTATAAAGATAAGGGTGAGTGGATCCTTGAGCAGAAGTACAACATTGGTAAGAAGACTAAACCCCAAGAAACAGAATAAATAAGTTGTGTCTTTCGTGCGGCACACTCTACAATCGGAACACCCTACAAAGAGGTTCGGTTTACCCGTTGCCTCTTTTTTTCGTTTCTTGTATAATTAGTAGTGTAGGAGGAAGGGTTTCTAGAGCCCCTTCTACGCCAACGATCGCCTTCGGGGATCACAAAACACAAACTCGCTTAATAAGGAGCTACTAAAATGAGTAACCTAGCACGGTTTACTGCTGCGGATCTTCCTGGTTTGCTGGACAGAATAAATAGAAACAGCATTGGTATGGATGAATACTTTGAGAGGTTGTTTAATTTACATGAAACAACAAAGAATTATCCACCATTTAATCTAGTCCAGGTCAGTAGTGTGGAGTCTAGACTGGAGATTGCACTAGCAGGATTTACAAAAGCAGAAGTTAATGTCTACACACAAGATGGTAAACTCTTTGTGGAGGGTCAGAAAGAAGATAAAGAAACGGAAACTAACTATGTCCACAAAGGTCTGGCTCAACGGTCATTTACACGTTCGTGGACGCTCTCTGATGACACGGAAGTTAGATCAGTTACTTTTGAGAATGGGCTTCTGAGTGTTGTTCTGGGTAGGATTGTTCCACATCATCATCAAAGAAAGGATTGGTTTTAAATGCGTATAGTAGATACTAAAAAAAGTTTAGTATTAGAAGGTAGAACTACTGGAAGAACTTTTGAACCAATATCTGATTTGGAAGTTTATTTAAAATGGGTTGTTGAAAATGTGTCTATTTCCCCCTGGTCACTCATAGAAAAAAATTTGAGTTTTGCTGATGGTGTAGTTGGATTAGTTGTTCATAGGGATGGACAGTTTCAAACACAGTTATTTACTGTTGAACCAAATGTTTCAATTCCAAATCATAGACATCCAAACGTTGATAGTTATGAAGTTGCTATGAACGGAATGACTTTCACTCATTCTGGTAGAACTATCCCTTTTAAAATTATGAGACCTGGAATGGCAATATATGTAGATCACGATGATTTACATGAGGCATATACCTTAGAAAGTGGTGGATGTTTTCTCTCAGTTCAACAATGGTTGAATGGTGTTTCTCCCACTAGTGTTGGTAATGATTGGACTGGTGATACTATGGGTCCTCAACATGACTCCAATATTGATTCTAAATAGTTGCGGCTACCTTGTTAAATATCGTCGCCGCTGAGGGGCAACTGGCAAAATCCAGTTGACGCCCCTCTTTTTTCTTGCTATAATACCATTGAGTCAAAATGTCTTATGGCACCCAAGAAGAAAGAGTATGTTGATGTCGTCCTACCTGTATCGGGTGATGGTGTTGATTATGAAGTAATCAGTCGTAAGGTAACTGAGAATGCACATCGTCAGTGGTCTGATGTTAAGTCGGACCCATATGATGAGATTGTAGAACAAAGGAAGAAGATCTGTTATGGTAATCCTGAGGAGGTCTTTGAAACTTTTGAGACGGTAAGGTATCGTAAATACAAACCTGTTCCTGAACTTCCCACAGAAGTTAAAGTAGAAAAGCAAAATGTTAAACAAGAAGTAAAAGTAGAATCATGACAATCAAAGTAGTGCTTTTGAAATCTGGAGAAGATGTCATTGCTGATGTCAAAGAGATGGTCTCTCCCGAAAAACATGTTGTTGGATATTTCCTAACCAAACCATGTGTTATCAAGATGGTAAATACAGATAACATCACTCCAGAAGAACTGGACTCAAAGTCTGAACGAAAGAGTGAATTTACAGTAAACATGTATCCTTGGATGCCAATCTCAAAAGATACTACCATCCCTGTTTCTGCTGATTGGGTAGTTACGATGGTCACACCTGTAGACAAAATTTATCAAATGTATGAAGAGGACATTCTAAAAAATGGAAAAGACAATCAAAGTGATGCTGCTGCTGACGAATCAGAAACTGATCAGTCAGATTGAAGAAGTTGGAGCTGAAATTGGAGAACCCGATTGTAAGTTAATCAATCCAATGGAGATCTGCTCAGACAGCACTCTTCGCCCCTGGATGCTTGAGCACACTCAGCAAGACAACTTTATGATCAGTTCTGATAAGATTATTACTCTTGCAGATCCAATGCCAACCTTACTTGAAAAATATATTGATCTTACAAAATGAGAGTTTTAAGCATTGATATTGATTACATAATGGCCCCTTCAGATCATATCTTTAGGGAACGTGCATTTCATTTTAATCCTATGGTAAGATGGGATGCATTTTATAATACCACCAAATATAAGAAAGAAGATCTCAAGTATGATCCTAATAAATTAATCTTTCTCCAAAATTTATTCAGTGAAGCAATCAAACACTGTGACAATGTAAAATTTGGATATGATCATGACTCTATTCTGTATCATATTGAAGACTATGAATCAATTGATCTGATTAACATAGATGAGCATGATGATGTTTTTATGATGGATTATGATTGGTATGATAGTAATCAGAGATCACTTGAATGTGAGAATGATCACATGCTATACTATGACAAAGTTGATGAGGGAAACTGGATTGGTTGGTTGAATCAAAAGAAAAAACTTAAGTCTCTCACATGGATTGCTAACAAGTATTCTGTCACTGGTAAGAAGAAAAAGTATATTGAGGATATCATCGAGAACTACAGATATATTGATGACGGCAGTTATCAATTTGATAGTTACAAATTTGATCACATCTTTGTATGCCTATCGCCTCAATATGTTCCCATTCAACACTGGGAGGTGCTAAACTGGTTCACTGAGACATATGAAAACTACAGTGGAGTCAAAGTTGATCCTAAGGATTGGGACACTAAAAAATTTGAATTTGAATACCTTCATAGGAAAGTGACTGATGCGATTTTACACAAACGTACAAATGATTGGAAACCAATTTCTGGTTCGTGGAGTAGAAGGCGGGAGGAGATTTGAGACCAGAGATGAATTCTTTCCAACTCTGTTTGTAAAGTCAAAAAAGAAAACCAAATATAAAACCTTAACCGGTGACTATGTTGATGAGATCAGACCTGGCACCGTCAGAGATTGTCGTAACTTCTATCAAAAGTATGAAGATGTAGAAGGATTTGCCATTTATGGTAATGACCGATACATCTATCAATACATCTCTGAAAAATATCCTGAGGATGAAATTAAGTTTGATATTAGTAAGATCAAACTAATTACTCTTGATATTGAGACAACAGCAGAGAATGGATTTCCTGATGTTCAGGCTGCAGCAGAGCAAATTCTTGCCATCACAATCCAGGATTATACTACTAAGCAAATTATTACCTGGGGTGTAAAACCTTTCATTAACAAACAAAAGAATGTAACTTATCATCACTG